CGCCCTTGGTCTCGATCTAGCGGCTATCAATGGTGCTGGTGGCGATCAGCCTACAGGTATTTTAAACACCAGTGGTATCGGCTTGCTTCCTGGTCTAGCAAATGGTGTAGCGCCTGACCTTGCAATGATGATCGCCCTTGAAAGCGAGTTGGCTGTTGATAATGCCGACGAAGGGACAATGGCTTACCTGTTTAACGCTAAAACCCGTGGCACCCTCAAAAACACCGAGGTCACCGCAAACTCTGGCCGCATGGTTTGGGGTAAGGGCGGTGAGCAAGGTTTGGGTGAGGTCAACGGTTACCGTGCTGGTGTCTCCAACCAAATGCCTGGCAACCTAACTAAAGGTACTGCCGATAGCATTTGTAGCGCAGGCATCTTTGGTAATTGGGCTGATCTGCTCATTGGTGAGTGGGGCGTTATCGAGATCATTATTGATCCATACACGTTAAAGAAGCAGGGCCTTGTCGAGATGACTAGCACAATGTTGTGTGATATCGCCGTGCGCCACCCACAATCGTTCGCAGCGTCTAAAGATATTCTCAATAACTAACGGAGGCGACATTGGCTAAAAAATTCAAGTTTGATCAAATCGTCACTACCGCGTCCACCGTTATTAGCGGGAAAGATATTCCCGCCGCAACGGTTATCACCGTCAATGGTGATGGCGCTCAAATTCTATCGCCAGTGGCGTCAATGCTGGTTAACAGCAGTAAAGCTGTCGAAGCCACTGAAGAGAATGTGGCCAAGATCAAAGCGCAAATGGCCTCAGCAACAAAAGCAGCAAAAGAGAAAGCTAAGCCTCAAACCGATGCTCAACTGCTCAAAACAGCCAAGCAAGCGATTGAGCAGGTTGCTGATCTCAATGAACAGGTCGCAATGCTCACCGAGCAAGTGACTCAGCTCATCGATGGCCGCACTGAGCTTGAAAGTGCGTTTACCGAAGTTTCCGAGCGTTTAGTCGATATTGCAAAAGAGCTGGCCGAAGGTCAGGTCGATGCTGCAGAGACTACGGCTGGTAATTAGTTCCCCCGCTGGATGACTCCAGCACCCTTTGGCAGGCGGTGCTCCTTTCCCGCCGCCTGTCTTTTTTAAACCTTAACCGTCACGAGGTCAGCTTTGCCACCAGAAACCATGCCAGCGAATTTAGAAGCAAAGCTGTCCGATATCTCCGAAAAGTTGCAGCTGGTTTTAGTGCAGCAAAACGAGATCAAAAATATCAACTTAATGTGCCTACGGCTGGAGAACTGGCTGAAGGATCACGAGCACCGCCTGCAAAACGTAGAGGGTGCTCAAAAGGCGTGCAGAGTTGGTGCTGTTGATGAAAAGGTTGGCGACCATGAGCACCGTTTGCAAGATATCGAACTGACACAAAAGGCATGTAAAATCAGCACGGTATCTGACGATGTTAAAGCTTTGCGCAAAGAATTAGCTGCTGCCGTTAAGGAAATAAACGGTGTAAAAAAAGCCCCCGGTAAAGTGGCTCTCGGCTTTTTAAAGTCGGTTGCGTTGCTGGCTGTTGGTGCTGGTTTTACTTGGCTGGCGAAGGGGTAGGGTAATGCCACAATTTTCTGCATCGAGTAAAGCAAAGCTCGCAACCTGTCACCCTGATTTGCAGCGGTTGTCTAACGAGGTAATCAAGCACCGAGTCTGCACCATTGTTAGTGGTCGACGCGGTGAGTTAGAACAAAACAACCTTGTTGATGAGGGATACAGCCAACTCAAGTACCCGACGTCAAAGCATAACGCACTGCCAAGTATGGCCGTTGATGTCATGCCGTACCATGTTGATACACCGCATTTACGTTGGGATGATACCGATGGCCTTAACGAGTTTGCGGGGTTTGTATTTGGCATAGCCGCGTTGCTTAACATCAAAATTAATTGGGGTGGTCACTGGCAAGGTTTTAGAGATCGGCCCCACTACGAATTGAAAGGGTGAAGAATGAAATCACTGTTTGTTTTGCTCGTCATTGTGTCCGCACTGCTCACCGCTTGTAACTGGCCAGCCATGCTCAGCATTGGTGCCGATGTGATCGAGCTACGTCAAGCGCGTGAGGCGAATGGCCAACCTCACATTGAAGATGTTTTGAAGTCGGATATGGAGCGCTGAGGATATGGCAAATGTAATGACACTCCTTAAACGATTTTATGAGGCCGTTACAGGACTTTATGAGGTCGATAAAAGCGGATTGTTAGCCCGTAAGGGGTTCGCCACGCTCACGCCTGAGCAAAAAAAAGAGATCTGCAATGGCATGGGTAGCCAGAAGACATGGTGGAACCGAATCTTGTATTGGTTTATCCCCAATCACTTTTTTGGCTTAGACATGACCTTGATCGGCAATCGCCATGACTATGGTTATCACACTGGTGGCCCGTGGTGGATGAAGCTGGTTGAAGATCTCGTGTTCCTCATCAACATGGGCTACTGGATCTGGAAGGCTGGCAAGAACCACCGCATTAAGCGGTTGTCCTTGGCTTTTAAGTATTACATGGCCGTGCTGTTGGGTGGCAAGTCGTCGTTTAATTATGTGGTGAAATCATGAACATTGACCCCTACGAAGTACCGCGCTGCGCCTTGGCAGATTTTGGCGAAGACGTAACAACCCCAGTCGGTGTACGCCGCATGCTGTTTGATGAGGGGATTGATGACACCACTCTTGGCATGTCGCGTGGTGGCATGGCAGAAACTGCATTCCGTTGCATGCCAGATGTTGCTGCAGAACTAGATGAAGACAACGTGTTGACCACCACCGATGGTATGCGTTGGCTGATTTTCGAGAAGATCCAGCACCGTAACGATTTAACTGAGCTTCGGGTGACTCAGCAGTGAGCATGCCCTACGACATAGCGTCCAGCAGTCTATCACACCACGGCTCAAACACTCGGCCAACCGTTGGGGCGGGTGAGTTTTATACCAGCTTCGATACCTCAGAGCTGGCAGAGTCACTTGGTGCATTGCCGCAACAAGTACGCACCGCCGCAACATGGGCTGCACGCCATACTCGCGATTGGTTGCGAACTCAGGTTCTTCGAGATTTAAACGAGGAGCTTGGCACCAAGAAAAAACGGCTGAGAATGCGTTTTCGCAAGGGCGGTAACGGCCGCAACACCATGTCTAAGAATAGCAGCATGGCTACACTGTGGATTGGTGTTAACCCTATAGGCGTTGAGGCTCTTAAGCACAAGCTACGTCAAACCAAAAACGGTGTACGGGTTGGAAAGCGATTCTTTCCGGGTGCATTTGTTGCCGATGTTTACGGTGAAGGTCAGGAAAGCGCATGGAAGAGATTAGGGCGCAAGCGAATACCGTTGATGAAAATGATGGTGCCAATACAGCCTGAAGTTGAGGAAATATTGCCGCACTATATTGATGAAGCGGCCAAAAGATTTGAAGAACGTTTTGAGCATGATCTTAAGTATTTGATGGGATGGTTGAAATGATTGAAACACTCCATAGCGCCATCATCGCGCACCTTAAAAGCGAGCACCCTGAAACTGTCACCGTGGATGCCTACCCTAAGTTGAGACGACAAGTGTCGGTACCAGCGGTGTTTATTGAGGTGCAGGATGTAACCCCGCAAGCGGATAAAGGCACTGAGCAATTAACGGTGTCGTTGCGTTTTGCCGCCCGTTGTATTGCAGGTGTTGTTGGGGCCGACGCTGGCTTGTCTGCCCTGACTTTGGCCATGAATACCGCTCTGTTTATCCACCAAGGGCGCAGGTTCGGTCAAAAAGTATCTGCCGCTAAGATTTTAACCGTCGATCAAGATGCCTTTGAGCAAGAACTGCTCGGTTATCTCGTTTGGCGGGTCGAATGGAGCCATGAAATTGATTTAGGCGAATCAATCTGGACTGATGAGGGAATTACTCCAGCTCAGGTCTTTTTAGGTATCACTCCTGAAATTGGACTGCCTCATATAGATGATTATGTCGAGGTGACCGATGAGTGATGTCCTTTACCGCCTCACCGAACTTGAACGGCGCATGGCCAATATGCTGCGCGTTGGTACCGTGGCAATTCTGGATGAACCAAACGAAACCGTCACCGTGGATATTGGCAACATCACCACTAAGCCGTTGAAATGGTTTACATGCCGTGCCGGTGAAGATCGCGACTGGTGGGCACCTGAACCTGGGGAACAAGTGATGGTGCTTAGTCCTGGTGGTGATCTTGGTCAAGGGGTTGTGTTGCCAGCAATTTATCAGGACAGCTATCC